ACTGGAAAGCAACGCAGACTCAACGCCCTCTGCAGTGATACGGTCAGCTTCAAGGTCTGGATCAGAGATCAATGGGTCAACCTCACGCGCTGACTCTTTTGACATCGTACCAATGCCGAGGCGCTGGCCAATTCCAATAATCAAACTGTTTACGTCAGTGCCGGAAGCTGGGTACGAAACGTAGTGAAAGTCTGTTTCCCAAACCTTGTTTGGCACATAGTCAACCTTACTGATGTTTGCGCGACCAGTGATAAAGAATGACTTGGACTTGTTGCCCCAATAAGCTTTCTCAATTGCAATAGCAACTTTGTCTTCTTCAACAAGTGAGGACTCGAATGTTGATTGGATTTCTTGTACTCGGAAGTCCACCGTTGCAGCAAGAACGTTTTCGCCGCGACGGCCAGTACGGATGTTTGTTGCGGACTCGCCACCAAACTCTGCCGGGATTGCGCCCTCAAGACGCTCTTGGCGTTCGAGGCGGTCAAGGGCCATGTCAGTCTTGTAACCAGGCGCAGTGTTCAACTGTTGGATGTCTCCACCCTTAACAACACCAAGCTGTCCGGTCTTGCCGTCTGCAATCTGCACGATCTCCGGGTTGTCGCCAGGACGAGCAACCAGGTATTCGTCTGGGAAGATACCGCGCTCGATAGCAATTTCGGTTAGCGCTTGGAGACGCGCACGGGTGTAGTACATGCCAAGCAGGCCGTCAAACTGTCCGCGTGGTTTGTCTAGGGTGATGCGCTGCGGGATGATTACGAGTGGGCACTCGGCACGGTTGACGATTCGTTCAAGTTCTACAACGTTGGCACCCCAACGCTCTACGGAGTCAAGACCTTCTTGGTCTTCTGCTCCGACTGCACAGAGAACAATCTCGTTGGCGCAAACGTATTCAAGAATTGTGAACTTGACATCATTGCTGATGCGACCAAGACGAAGCTTGCCATCGACTGCATACCCGTAGTTATTCAGAAGCCACTTCAGGGGCTTCTGATAAGAAAAAATTACATTATCCGGAACCGGGTTGTCGATGTCCTCGGTGTGCAGCGGGTAGGTGTCTAGTGGGTTACGCACCGACCAGGTTGGCATCAGGTTCTTAAAGTCGGGCTTGATAACAACCGGCGACGAGGAGTAGGCAAGGATGTGGCGGGCACGGCGACGCATTTTCATCTTCATGCGGTTGTGCTCCCACATAGCCTGCATGGCTTTGCGGCGGGTGTTGGCTAGTTCTTTGGATTTATCCTTGCCCTCGGCAAGCGGTGGGAAGTACGGAGTTGGGAAAGTTGACGCTATACGCATCGATGTCTGATCAAGTCCTTGAACTAGAAGGTTGGCAACAGAACTCTTGGCAGCTTTATCAAGTTCGTTCAGGGGGATAATGGTGTCGCCGTTGGCAAGTTCCCGAACTTTACGCATTTGCTCCAGGACAGGACCTTGAGCTTCTCTGCGCGACTTATAATGAGCAAGAATTTCTTCAACTGTAATCATGCAACCGTTCCTAGATGACCCGTACGTTTAATAATACACATCAGGATGTGCTATGAAGACAAAAGCCAGCTTGGTCTCCATTGCCGGGGCGGTCTTGTTGCGGGTGTGAGCCGTGGCATATGTAGTTCTGCAAACCAGTGTGCCATTACCAAGTCGGTGCCGCGCTTCTTGTCGCGTGTCCATGACGTCATCTCGTCAATAAACGCCAACGTCTTCCAGTTCTCGGTCATTGTTGGCAGCCGGACCTGGCCGGTGCGCCACAAAGGTGGCAACAAAGCTTCAACACCAAGGTTTTCGTCAAGTTTGTTGCGGGTTGTGGTGTGTGGTATCACATTGACACCATGTAGTGCCTGCCAACGACGCACAAAGTCATGCGCAAGAAGGAATCGTTGCGCTGCGTTGACCTCAACGATCCAGTGGCTGATGGGATACCCCATGTCTACGCTGCGTTCTTGCCATTGATCCATGATGCCGGAGTATTCACCGCTGCCAACCGAGTACCCAAGTAGCTCTTCGGCAGTTAATTTGCATCTTTCGGCGTCAATTAGGTACCTAAGGTTGGTTTCTGGTTGGTAAAGCCACCACTGAACCGCCCAAAACTGGGTCGGGGACGGGTCAACAGAGGCTATAGAGATAACTGGTTGGCGCAAATTGGGTGGAATAAAGCCTGGTCGACGGTCTCTATCCACACACCCTGGGTATAACACCCCGTCCGTCCCCATGCCACCGGTGGCCCAGACCCGTTCGATCAGGTAAGCGCCTGCTTCCATGTCTTCTTGCTGGTACACAACCTGGAACTTTTGCGGATTGGAGTGTCTAATGTATGACAAATCTTTCCAGGAGAGACGGAAAGGGTCGAGGAGTGGGCCGTCAGGCCAGGCCGCGGCTTTGGTTGTGCGAGACGCGGGGCCATCATCTAGCTCTTCGTAATACGCTTTGTAGACAAGGTGGTGGTACTTCTGCTTCTTCACTGGTTCTTCTACTGTCGCCTGAGTCTGGTCGCTACCGTCGTAGTCATCACCAAAGTCGTCGTAGGTCACCTTAGCTAGACAGTGGGCATAGATGTCGCCAGGTCCCAACCTCTGACCAATCACGGCCAGAACGCCACCTGGGTCAACACGAGCTTCTGCCATAGAGTCCCAACGCTCTAACAACTTGTCACGAGCAGCCGACTCTTTGGCGTTCTCAGGAGAAGCAACGTCGTCAAACAACACAAGGTCAGCACGGTGACCAATGAACTCCGAGTCAATACCGTAAGCCGACACGGTTGGTTCCTTGTTGTCTAACCCACCAGTACCTTGTTGCTCAACAATAAACTCTTCAGCTCGCCACAAAGCACCCTGACTAGCAGGCTTGAAGCGCCCATAATCCAAAGACACGCACGACTCAGCATTCAAAGCTAAGCCACGTCTTACCATCTCTGGATCTGGCTGCAAGGGAACAGGACGTTCAAGCGTTTCACGGATACGACGGCTGTACTGCTTAGCCAACGTCTGCGAAACAGAACCAATCATGACACGGATAGAACGGTTGCGCACAATCACCCACACTGCAACATCATGAAACAACGTTGACTTACCAGCACCAGGCGGGCAGTTGAGTACTAGAAACTCTTTTTCGTCTGATTCAAGGTATTCAACGACCTTATATGCAGCGTCCACCTGCCAGGGACTGGGCACTCGCCCAAGATACACGCGTCTGAAGTAGTCGAAGTCCACCAAACCACGTTTAGCCCTTTCTGAAAGGCGGTCAACTGGTAAGACGGGGGGCAGAAGGTCTTCCGATGCGACCGTTTCTTTAATCTTGTCATACTGAGTCCCACCCCTCTCTACCTTGACGCCAGCCAACTTAGCTTCTTTAAGCTCCGTAGAAAGAACGCGTTGCTTCACAACCCACTTCTTGCCAGTTTCATAAGAGATACCAGCCATGTGCGAAGCTTCTTTGGTTGTCATCCCAGCATTGATGCACTGCCAAAAACGAGCGCGGTCCTCTGGCGCAATGTTACGTTTACCTTTTGCCATGTTGATAACATACTAGTCGCCGGGTCGGTGGGCATTCTCCTTTCGTGCCGTCCTCCTTGCATCGGCCCGGCACCTTCGCTATAGTTGGTCCCATGACAGGACGGCTCGGATACACAAACAGTGTCATCAAACGCAAAGACTTGAAAGCAAAACGAGAACTGTCAGACGATGCACTACTAAGAGATGCAGCTCGCCAAGCAGAAAAGTGGCAAGCACAGTTGCGCAAGCAACGCACAAGCTAGTATCCTCAATACACAACCTGACGAACCGCAAAGCGGTGGAGCAAGCCCTAGACCCTGGATGCAAATGACAGATAGGCCAGGAAAGGGAAACGTGGCCAGAAATGGGGACCGACCTCCCCTGTCACAAACGCCACCTGACGGTGATACGTACGAGGTCAAGAATGAGAACAAGACTCTAGGTGTCGGCTAAAAGCAATTAGCAACGGCCACCTTCAACATAAAGTTGTAAAGCGTGGGGGGAGCTAAAGACCGTCGCCAAGAGTTCAGTCAAACGGTTAGACACAAGTACACCACGGGTACAACATCTAGAGCATAAAGTTTCTTTTCAAAAGCATAAAAAACTTACGAAACCACAAGCCATAACCGGCAACAAATACATCTATGTACAGGAAGGGTTATGAGATATCCAGGGGGGGACACGAGCGGCAGAGCCCGGGTTCCGCGAGCGAAGCGAGCTATTATTGAGCCACGAGCGCAGCGAGTGTGCGATAGAAACGCCAGTGGCAAGGAGCGAAGCGACGCGACCACTGGCAAGCGCCCACGGTTTTTCGATCGGTGGCGGTGCTGAATGGTGCGATCTCTACCCGAGTAGGTGACTGTTCGCTCGGTGTTCGCCTTCCCGAGATCGGCGCAAGTGTGGTCGATCGGTGTCCTGCCTTGCTCTCCTTCCGATCGCTCGGGCTCGGTCTGCTGGAGATCGGCGAGGGTCGGCGATCGGTGCGATCGGCTCGGCGTTTTGTGGTGCTCGATGTCGCTCGATGTCGCTCCGATCTGGACGCCGATCGGCGAGGCTCGGCGATCGTGCGATCCTCAGCTCTTGCCTGAGTGCCGCAGTCGGAGTCCGGTCGCCCAGGCTCTCGTCCTGGCTACTTCGGCAGAGCTCACGATCGAGGTCGATCGGACTCTGCTCGCCTGTCGGTCGGTGTCTCGGGTGCTCTTGGGTCGGGACATGAAAAGAGCCCCCGACCTCTTGGCGAGGTCGAGGGCTCTCGGGGGGGAAGTGTTAGAAGGTGATCGGCTGATCGAGGTCGGCGGTCTGTCCCGTGATCTCTCGGATCTCGGCTAGAAGTCTCTCGCCTAGTGAAGCTTCGATCGTTGCACCGCCGATCGTGATCCCGTTCAGTCGGGTGACTGCGTGACTCGTTGCCTCTGCCTTCTCTCGTGTGGCTCGTGCCTTGTTGCGGGTCTCTAGTGCCACGATCGACCGCCACAGACCAGCCTCAAGCCCTCTGAGCGTCAGGTGCGCCTCTGCCTTCGACCACCCGAGATACCCCGAGCCGAGTTGGAAGGGGTCGGCGTGTCCTGTGTTCCCGTCAAGTCCTGTAGAAAAGATTCTCCAAGCTCTGCCGTAGGTCGCCGAGCCCTGATCGAGTCCGAGCCTTTCGCCTCTGCTGTGGTCGATGATCCCGAGAGCGTCGGCGTAGCGGTCGATTCGACCGATCAGCCTCTCTAGGTCTGCGACTGTGATTCTGTCGCTCATTGTCTCCTACCTTTCGTGGTGGGCTCGGTGAGCCCTCGCCTCTGATCTTGGCACGGTGTCGCCGCATTTCGCAAGCACCCCACAACGACAAGAGCCCCCGACCTCTTGCGAGGTCGAAGGCTCGGGTCTGTCCGGTGGGGTCGGACTCAGTCGTCTAGCCCGAGTGCCTTCAGTTTGGCGACCGCCTCGGGAATCGTGAGCCCGATCTCGCTGGAGACAATGCCGAGGGCTCGGGTGATCTCGGCGAGGCTTCGCTCATCGAGTCCAAGATCGCTCGTCAATGCCTCGGCGATCTCGTCAAGATCGGCGGTGAGGCTCTGAAGGTGGGCAAGGTCGGTCGGGTCTAGGTGCTCAGTCCTGCGCCTGATCTCATCGAGAAGCTTCTCGGCTGTGACTTGCCCGGGCTGAATTGGGGCCATGCCTTCGGCGGTCTCGCTGATCTCGCTGTCGGTCTTGGTCGTTGTGTCGGTCGGTGTCTCGGTCGTGTCGCCTTCAACCAATGCCACGACTCGTGCGATCATCTCATCGACCTCTGCGAACTGATCTGCGATCGGCTCGGCGACCTCTCGGCGTATCCGTTCATAGAGCGAGTTCGTAAAGCCGACCATGACAAAGAGCGAGGCAAGAGCGATCGGCATACGACCTGCGAGGTCGTGAGCCTCTGTGATCTCCATTCGTAAGCGACCCTCGGTGAGATAGCAGTCGGTCAGGAAGCCGTCTTTACCGATGACAACGATCTGATCGGTCTCAAGCACTCGACCTCGCTCTTTTATCTCGTGCCATATCCGAGGCTGATTAGGACTCGCACCCGCCTCAAAGTCGCCTTTGAGATCGTTCGGGATCGCTCGCATTGTTGCCTGAGCCCACAACGAGAGAGCGACTGTCCCCTCGGGGAGTTTTGTCATTGCCTCGGTGATTAGCTCGTAAGGGTCTCCACCCTCGCCGATGATCTCGACCGCTTGGCTCTTGCCGACAATGGCGAATAGTCGCACGATCGGCTCGCCTTCTCGGGGCTCAAGTGTTGGCTGTCCTTCTTCGTCTGCCCCGAGTAGTCCGATCTCCGAGATGTCGCTCGGCTCGATCTCGTTGGTCGGGTAGTCCTTGCCGTACACGAGCGAGAAGTGGTCTCGCATGAGTTCGGCGATCTTTCGTACTTGTCTCATTGTTTTGTCTCCTTGTTGGTGTGTTGGTGAGGACTCTTGCCCTCGATGTCCGACTCTAGATCAGAGTCGGGGTCTTGTGGTGTTTTGTTGTTGCCTCGTACCGGTGGGTCTCTGACGATCTCGACTGCGAACACCGAGAGCCCGAGTAGGAGCCATTGCCCTATGTCGGTTATGAACTTTCGTAGAGCTGACATCTCAGTCGCCTCGGAAGTAAATGGGCTCGGCGGTCTTAGGCGTTGCGCCCCTGCCGAGTGCCTTCAGTAGTCGTACGGCGTCGGCGGTGTCGTGGGCGTAGAGCCCTCGCTCTTGGCTCATCGTCTTGCGACAGTCATCTCTGAGTGCCGCGAATGAGGCTCGGGTATGAGTGCAGACTCCGCCGTCAGTCACCCAAATAAAGGGCTCGCCTTTTCGGTGGTGTTTCGCCCCGATCCGCAAAGCTTCCCCATCGACTCCGTTTCCTGCGCCATATTGCAGGCTGTCGGGTATTTCTCGCACTCTGCGAGTACCGTCTGCGAGATACCTGATCTCGCCGAGCCCGCCTCGCTCGGTGTACCCGAGCACGACCGCCCCACCTGCCGTTGTCAAGATCGCCTCGATGTCTCGCTCGGTGAGGCTCATTGATCCCGAGCAGTCGATCACGACAACACCACCACGACCTCGCCTACGCCTTCGGAATATCCGAGAGTCGGGGTCGGTGATCTCTCGTGAGACCTGACCTACGGCTGAGCCCCGAGGACTTGGGGCCCACGATCTGCCGAGTGACCCTGAAGGGTGCTTGGATCGCTCGTCAATGGGGAATAGTTGGTAGTTGTCCCATAGTCCGTTGTCGCTCTTGTGTTTCTCGGGGAGTTGGGGTCGTTCGTCTGAATCTTGGGGCTCTCCTTCAGCAAGCTTCTCCTGAGTCTTTTGGTCGATGAGCATAAGTGACAATGCGATGTCGAGCAGTAGGTCAGCACCTCTCCTCATCGTGTTTCCGTCGTCTCTCACAAGCCGTTCATCTGAGAGCAGTCTCGTTCGTTGTCTAACGGCGTTTTCGATCTGCCATTTGACACTCCGCCGATACTTTGCGATCTCCTCGCCGAGTTTCGGGTGGTGTTTCCTGATCGTGCGATACACGCCTGTCTCACCTTTCGTGTTCAGCGATCTTGCCCACAAGTCAAAGAGAATCGGGTGCGCCTTCTCTGCGCCGATCATTCCAACGAGAGCACCGACTCTGCGAGAGTCGATACTTCCGATCGTGTTATCGGCGAGGTCGAGGCGAGCGAGGAGACCTTGTGCCGCCACGACTCGTGCCAACGGTAGGAGAGCAAGCACTTCATCGACTTGTTCAATGTCGCACTCATCGCACCGAGCGATGATCTCCTCAATGTCGTTCTCGTAGTCAAGGCGTGAGGCTGTCATCGCCACAAGGCGAGTCGATCTGCCTCTTTCGTTGTCGTCAAACTCGGCGGTTACTTTCAGCTCTTGCCTATCGGCGGTCGGTAAGCCTGAGCCCACCGACCACCGTTCAACCTTGCCGATATCGGTCTGCCGTTGTGGTGGCAGTAGTTCGGGTCTCGGCTTAGTCATTGTGTCACCTGCGCCACGAGCAGAGCCTCAATGATCTCGTCTGCCATATTGCGGAATACCATGCGAGCCGAGGACTCAATGCCGAGCACCGGACTAATGCGAGCGAACTCCAAGAACGCTCTCAGGCTGGCTCGCTCGCCTTCGGGTCGGTCGCACAACTGACTCGCCATATGGCGCAAGTTCTCGGGCAAACGATCCAATGCGTCGGGGTGAGGCGTGTCAATGCGAATAGCGATCGGGAATCGGTCAAGCAGAGCCTCGGGCAAGTCTCGCAGATCTTCGACATTGGTTGTCGCTACCGCCGAGAAGCCGACACTCGGCGTCAGGATCTCGCCTGTGTCATCGTTGCGCCATTGAGCAGACTCGGGACTATCAAGCAGGTTGAGCAGAGTCCCGAGGACATCGCCCGAAGCCTTGTCGATCTCATCGACCACGAGCCGAGCACCTTCTCGCCAAGCCAATATGCCGAGCCCTTCGTGGTAGGCGTATCCGTCTTTAACTCGTTTCCAGAATCCCGTGAGCCGTTCATCGGTCATATCTGAAGTGCAAGTGAGGCGGTAGGCGTTGCGGTTGTTAGTGCCGTATTTAATTCCTGCGGTGGTCTTGCCTGTACCTGGCACTCCGTAGAGCAGGACTCGATCTGATCCAGCTCTGAGAGCGTCATGGAAGTTGCGCCAGCAGTCGGGCATATGCCGACCTTCGGCGGTGGTGGTGGTGGTGGTTGTTGTTGTGTTCATTGTTTGCCTTTCCCCGATCGCCGTTCGATCGGTGGTCAAGCAAAACTAGCGAACGGTCTGACCGTTCACAACCTCGCCTTTTTTATTTTCTCGGCGTTGTTTTCTTGCATGATCGGCGGTATCCTCGCCGACCCTTCGGGGGCAACTCGAAGTCGTTTTTTTATCGGATCGCCCCCAGAAAAAACCCCGCCTCATTTGTCGGTAGCTTATCGGTAGCGCCACTCCCAGCCTACTTGTCGGTAGTGCTCAAAGACGTATTGCTCCATTGCTTTATTGGTGGTGTTGTACTTGGAAGCAATTCCTTTATACGACATCCCACTGTTCAGCTCTTTGTGGATTGCTTCTCTTAGTCCTGCCGGCACTTCGGTTTTTTTTGCCATGTCTTTTCCTATCTAGGTACAGCGTGACCCACAAGTTTATGGCACCGATCGACCAACCGATTATGTATTTAATCACGCAGGTTTTCTATCTGCGCCCACTTCTTGTATGCCCGCTTGTCGCTCCACCTTCGGGAGGCCACAGCGATAACTGCGAGCATGTAGTTGGCCAAGCACACGGCTACTACGGTTTCAAAAAAATGGCTCATTGGAGTCCTTTCCTAATTGTCACGATTGACATTGCCATCTGTTGGCAACTGATGACGGTCTCGGCTTCAAGCCCTTCGCTTGCTGCCATAAGTTTGTCAAGTGTTTCTTCGGTTACCTCTTCGTCTGCCAAGATGGTTTCTACCAGCATGTCGATAAAGACTTTCTCTTGGTTAATTGTTGTCATTGCTTTCCTCCTTGAGTTCTATCACTCTATTTGCTCGTTTCTTACAGGCGTGTGTCGGGGGCTCTACTGGACGTATGTAAAGAGTTATCTTTGCACCGCAAGCCTGACATTTCCATACCTGTTTCATCGCTGCCTTTCAAACTTACCGCTGACCGGATTGAATACCAACGTTGCAGCTTTGCGCCTTTCGCTGAGTATCCGATTGCGTTCTGCCGGAGTCAACCCACCCCACACGCCGAAGCGTTCCTCGTTGTTGAGAGCAAACTCCAGGCATCGCTCACGCACGTCGCACTTAGCACAGAACTCATTGACTGCGTAGTTCTTGCGCTTACTTTGTCCTGCTTCAAAGTAGAACAATTCCGGTGAACTACCGAGGCAGTAGGCGTCGTTTCTCCATGTCATGTCGGCATCTTTCAATGCCCACAGATCATCGTCCCATGCTGAGTCTTTCATTGGACATTGTAGAAAGGCTCGGCCCGCCACTGCGAAGGCGTGTGGTTCTTGGCTATGTCCTGTTGATGTGTCTTGTCTTCCATGAGTCGGATGATTGGTATGCACGGATCAGCACCGTCATAAAAGTCCTCTTCTTCTTGTGCTGTCATGGGTAAACCGTCGTGTGTTTCGCATACCGGCGGACCACAGAATCCTCTTTCAAGACCGTAACGAATCCAATCGTCATAGCCCATTGGCTCCTTGCTCATTTGTGTACCTCGTATTCGACTGGCCACGCATAACGTAGGCAGTTGTTGTTTGATAAGCCAGCTGGTGGTACGAACACACCTCGCTCGCTGTCAAACCAACCGTACAATGATTTACGTATGAACACAACCTTCTGTTGATCGTACGTTGCTTCGTTCGCCCAGAACGTACCGGCCAGCTCGCGTCCACCGTAGTACTCGAATGTTCCTGAGCCATTGCTCGTTGTCCAGTTGCCGAATGCACCTCGGAATGTTGCGCCCTCACCATAAGCTGCGCTCGCACGACCTACGTGCTCCGGGTCCTGTCCTGTCTCGCATTGTGCTACATCGTTCATGAAGCGCTGAGTAAAGATAACTTTGCCCTTGAACTCTGAGTAAGGGTCTAACGCATCAGTGGCCGCTCGCATCTGACCCAGTGCTTCGTCCCACCGGTGTTCGTATAACACATCAGCGGCGAATACCGGGGGCGATCCGGTAAAAGCAGAGGGGGCCAGCGCTTCCGCTGACCCCCCATTTGCTACACACACAACAACACACAAAAGAGTTGCTAGTCGCATCTTGTCTCCGTTTCTGTTGGGACCCTTAGGTCTTGCCTTGTCGGTTCCAGTCTGCGACTGGCTTAAAAGGGCTCCTCTTCAGCGCCCTGGAAGAATGTCTGCTGGAATGCTTGCACTCCTGAGCTGACCGCTTCTGCACCAACGCTAGCACAATCCCACCGCAATGACAACCCGCAGTTGTCGACGATGATCTGCACCTTTTCTGCCTTGGTTCCATCTTTCTTGTCGTACTTGCGCTTCTCAAGACGACCAACGACTATGACCTCGTTGCCTTTTGCAATGCTGCCTGCAATGTTTTCAGCGAGCTTGTCGAAAGCAACACAGTCATGCCATGTTGTTTCTTTCTCGTCCTTAACTTTGCGATTTGTAGCAACCGAAAAGGTGCACACTGCCATGCCATTGTTTGTGAACTTAAGTTCGGGGTTCTGTCCGACCTTGCCCACAATACTGATCTGATTCATTTGCTCTCCTTGTTTATTGCTGCACCGTATCCGGCTTCACGCAGCAAGGTGATTAACTGTTCCAACTCCATTACGGCGTAGGACTTAAGTGCGTCGCCTTTGCCTCGACGCTTGACTACAAGTATGCCGTGCTCAGCAACCGCATTCAAACGTTCTTGTTCTGTTTCGGTTAGCCACTCTGACAATTTCATTTCTTTGTGGTTCTTGCATTCCCAAACAAGCGGGCCAGTGCCGGTGATGTCACCTTTGTCATTGGTGCCGTGCAGGGCCCGGCGTTCAGCGTATGGAAACCCATTTGCTTTGAGCACCTCGACCACCTGCGTTTCAAACGCTGTCCCTTTCTGTCTGTTCTTCGACAAGGCCAATCCTTTCTGCTTCCTCCGCAATCAGTGAACGCAAGGTATACGACACACTCTTGTCACGCTGTTTAGCAATTGTCAAAATTGTTGTTAGTTGTGACTCGGTAAGCCGAAGCGCCACCATCTCGGTGGTGCGCTCGACGCCGTTCGGGTCAACCGTCCTACGCGCTGGCATCCCCTACCACCTCCAGTTCCTCTGATACCGATACTGGTATGGCTTCCTGTACTTCCACTCCTGATTCATCATCTTGCTTTGCAGTTTTGCGAGTTCCACTTTTGACCTTGGCCGGTGTAATCGGCTCTGCGTAGTCCTCCTCTTTTAGCATGACACTTTCAGGGCGTTGACGTTGTGCTCGCTTGAACTCTTCACGAAGCTGCGGCATGTCCGCCTCACGCAGATTGTTGAGATCAACCTTTGCAAAGTCAGCAATAATGAATGGGTCAAAGCCTTCCTTGAGGCAAGCCTGCTTGAAGCGCTCAACGTTCTCAGTAGAAACAAACTCGGGTGGTTCAATTGCTGGCGTCTCAACAACAACCGCTTCCTGGATTGGTGCGCCGTCTTCGTCGGTGCGATCTGCGCCAAGTTCTTCTGCTGTATACGCCACACCAAACAATGCTTCAGGGAATGCGTCACGAGCCACCTCTGTGATCGCACGTGCCTTAAGCATCGCATCGGGGTACTGCTTCCACACTGCTTTGCCTGTGAGGTTTGCTGACCGTGCACGTTCCATGTCCCATACGGATTGGAATGTGTAATCAGGATCATCCTTGCGGATCACCTCGGCGGTGGCTGTCATCGTCTTGCGATCAAACTTGACACGGACGATGTGGCCCGCACGGCGACCAAGACCAGCAATTAACTGCGCTGATGCTGACGGCTTTCCGTCGATGACGTGGATTGACTGCACTGCTGTCATGGGGTGCACACCGATTGCGTCGGCGTATTCCATTGCAAACAGCAGGTTGGCTGGGTTCTTTTGATATGCGCGTGGAAGCAGGTTCGCGTTGGCTAGTGCGTTAGCCATTGCCATCTTGTCCTGCGCTGTGTGCTTAACGATGTTGCTCATCACTTTCCTTTCAGTACACGCACGGTGCGGTACGGAGTTGTTGTCTTGTATTTGTTATACAGGGCCGGGTGCTCTGCTTCAAACTTCTTCCCATCAAATGTTGTGCGGTTCGCTGTCTTCCAAGAAATCACCGGCTCACCATTCATGGTGCCGTACTCAGCTTCGCCGAGCAACAAGCAAACCTGGGCTTTGAGATCGTCCTCGACTTTGCCAAGCGACTTCTGCTGATCCCTGACTGCTGCAAGTTCGGCAACAATCTCGACAATTGACTCAGGCAATTCCACGGTCTTACCATTACCAACTGGGTGTAACGCAGTTGCGTGTTTGTATTCCGGTTGTGCAATCTCGGGCAACATACCCATGTCAATGTGCGCAAGGAAACGGCGACATGCTTCGATGTGTTGCTGCTTCTCGTCGCTGGTGACAACCTGGGTGTAGCGCTGTATCTCTAGATCAGAGTCAAAGATGACCCACTCGATTTCATCCTTGTTGGCGCAGATGGCCTGCTGTACGCCCTGCCAATACCAAGTGCGTGAAAGTTGCCCAGTCCAACGACGGTTGTATGTCTTGACCTCGACTGGTGTTTCACCGTGCGCGATCATGCCGTCTAGTGTTGCAATGAGGCGCACGTCATCTTCGTCGTAGCAGTACATATTGTCCGGGGTGACGACGTTGACGCCCTGCATGTCGGCGTACCAATCCAACAGCAGTGGCTCAAGGCGGTTACCTCGGTCCATGGCTGCCGTTGGAGTGGACGGGGCGGGCGGTGCGTCAGCAAGTAACTCGAACGCAAGGTCAGCTGCCGAGGTGTACTGGTGCTCACCATGTACCGCAGCAGCAACGGAGGCGGAGATACGTGCTTCGCCTTGTTCATTCTTCCAACGCAGGTTCAGCCAGTCTTGGCTGCCATGCGCTGGCTTCTGCACTGTGTAGTGCTTTCTCATGTTCCCTCCTTATGGGTTGTCTAACAGTATGTCGATTTAATTATGGTACGACAACCGTGTCACACAGTTTTCTGGAGTTAGTTCCCAGATGTTGTATGCGCTTCACCATGCTCAAGGGTATGTGAGCCACATTAGAGACGGTATTGATGTCTTCCTCTGCGTCAATAATAAAACCGGATACAAGGGTTAGGTAGCCCTCAAGTGCTCCGGGCCACACGAAACCTAGAGATAGGCAAGTACAGGCTTCTGCCTCGTATTCAGCTACCTCCGTCCAGCCAGTGTCCCCATCGAAGGCGTCAATCCATGTGACGCTTACTAGCTCCCACTCACTTGTCGTCGTCGGTGCGGTCGTCATAAGGGTTCCTGTCAGGTTCTCCTGATGATCCACAGATAGCGCATTTGTGACCTTGTGAAGAAGGCCAGGAAGTATCACAGATTGGACAGATCAGCCAAGCCGTCGCCATAAAGAACACCCCTGTAGAACATCGATCCATTACGTATTGGCACCAACTCTAGATGAAAGGGGGCGTCTCCGTCCAGGTATGTGACTACAGCCAAGCCCTGTTGCCAGTTCTCCGTGACCGGCATGGGCCTCCCATCAAGGTCGATGCCCCCCTTCGTTGAGGGAACGGCCCCATCAGTTCTAGCCAGGCACCCTGCTGAGGCAGCAAGAATTGTTTTAGGACCGTCATAATCTTCACGGGTCTGCTCGGCCCATTCCCTGCGATGAACGTGTCCATACAGCACTGAGGTTTTTTCATGCTGGAGATACTGGTGTGCTGTCGATCCATTGGATTTCGCTTTGCTTCCATGTATGACTCTTAGTTTCTCGTTGATCCAAACCTGTCCAGCTGGGTAGCCGGGCACGTACGTAACGTTATGCTCATCAAATCTACACAAGTATGGCACAGACAGGACCGGCCAGGACTCTGGTGCGGCACCTCGCTTAATGCCAAAAGCTGCCTGCGCGTTGTCGAGCAAGTAATTGACTAAGCGTTCTTCGTGGTTGCCAGCAATCCAAAAGATTTCTGCTTCCGGTGCTGCGGCACGAAGTCGAGCAACCATCACCGTTGCATAGTCAATGGCTGCCTGTGTGGTACGCCCAAAGGCTGGCGACAATCGATATTTACCCATCTCAGGCAAGTCCAGGTTGTCACCGTGCATCACGATCTTGTGAGGGCGAACACGACGACATAGTTCCACTGCTAGGTCTATTGCTTTCTCATCGTGTGTACCGACCAACGTATCGTACTGGTCACGATAGTAACCAATCTGCATGTCGGGCAGGACAACGCAGACCTTGTTGCCGGTGCTGACAACGCGTTTCACTGCGGGCTTTGGCATCTTGACAGCGGGGCCTGGCTGAATAACCGGCCACTGTGGTCCAAGCTCCCAGGAAGGTGAAAACTGAATGCCGTAAAGGTCGTGCACCTCGGCTTCGCCGTCAACGTTTTTGGTCAGGGACTGATAAACCGAGACCCTTTTGATTGCGCCAATCTCCTCAAGATTGATACCTTGACGCTCGATTAGTTCGGCAATCTTGCCCAGCTTAGAAACATTGCTGTCTGCTGGTCCTTCATTGATTTTGTCACTCAGCGCCACAGCTACACCTCCCATTGACATGACGATAGATACTCATGTCGCTAATAGTAATTCCCTCAGAAGCAAGAACTTTCATTAACCAGCTAGCGGTGTATCCGGGTTGCCTGGTCCTGATGTGAGTTAACGCTGCGTGTAGTGCAGATCGTTCCTCTCCCTGTAGAGAGTCAACGATTCTTCGTACTGCGCAGCTCCTCTCCTTGAGTGCTGGTTCTTGCAGCTTGTCTAGTAGCCCCATGCTGAGCCACCTCCTTGTGTAGTTGTTTGTCTATCTTCTCGATCAGATGGACAAGACGTTCCTCTTCATCGTAGCCTCTTGCGATGACTCTTGCAAGGAACATCTTGATGTCTCGCAAGTCGGACTTATTGAATGACGCCATGTTGCCTCCTGTGTGGGAGGTAAACTATACATCTCCTTTAAGGTGATCTTCAATGTGGCCGTCAAGTTTTTTTTCTATTCTGTCAAGCGAGTGGACCATGACTTGGTTGGACTCGTTTGACTCAATGCGGTGACGCTGAATCAAGGCGACCGTGACAGCACCAACCAAACCGATGATGGCAACAAGGATCGCCTCGGAAAGCATTAGTTGTCCTTGTCTTCCGGGATGGCGAGGGCAAGACAGATGAAGGCGAAGATAAGAACGAGCGGAATAGTAACAACCATTACTGGCCTCCTAGTGCCTTGAGGAACTTGCGCCATGCGCGACGCACTTTGCGTGTTGGGTTTTCGGGATCAGCAATTTGCCAATGCCAAGCTTCGTACTCGGGATTGGGGCGACCCAGGTATGAAGGGGGGCCCTGCAGGTATGCACCATACTTAGGTCCGTTCTTGCATAACCAGTCGTATACGCCATTGGATACGTCAAAATCTTGGGCACAGGCCCAGCCATGAGGACTTGTGCCAGGGCTCGCCGAGGGGCTCATATTTGGCTTGAGGAAGTATGTGCGGCCCCTGTAGGTGCGTGTGATTTGAGGAACGCGACCATAATCAACCAAGTCGTATCGAGAAAAGAACAATGCTTCTTGTGCTTCTAGTGAACGGTAACCACCACTTACGGCTTTCAGCTTGACGCCATCCTTCAGTGCATCGTCATACATGAGGTTGAATGCAAATGCGGGACCACCTGCGTAAACGCTAGATGCCCACGCGGTTCCACCGGCGGATAGTTTACCTAGAGCAGATGCAGGTATTTTGCCGTTGCCGTAAATCGACAGCGTTGCAGGCACCTTCTGTGCTTTATACGGGTGGCCCACATCAGCCGCCTTCTACCGCTTCTGCTACCTCAGCTGTCGTCAGTCGACCATCCATCGCTGCGTTAGCAAGATTGTTCAGCACCGCAATCAGGTACATTACAAGCGTCGTGCCTGCGGTAACCCAGGTTGCGACATCAAAGATGAATGCGGTGGTAATAACGCCGAGAACAACGGTCACCAGATTTGCCGCAAACTTTACTGCGATTGCCTTGCTGGTCACTTTGACTCCAGCGCTGACAGACGCGCCTCTAGTGCCTCAACCTTTTCGTAGAGGTCACGGATCAGCTGTTGTTGTGCTACGCACATGCGCTCGTAAGCGAAATACTCGACTAGGCCGTCTTTGTCGTACTGCACAAGTTCGGTCAGGCCACCTTGCTCTGCTTGTTCCGCAATGAAACCGTAGTGCCAAATGGCATCGTCACCTTGTTCTTCTACAGCTTTGCGATACTTGAAACGTACCGGGATCATGCCGCGCACTGCGTCGGCGTCGAACTGGTATGCGCTGACCTGTTCCTTGAATCGCTGTGAAGATGAGGAGAAGCCCATGCGGTTGTCGCTAAGGGTGAAGACGGCACGTAGGGTGCCAAGCCCAGCCAGGTCGTTTCCGTTTACGCCTTGGTTGGAGTCGATCTGCATGAGTTCATCGTTTGCGGAGTTGACAATCTTGAAGTACGTATCGTTCGTATTCTTGTTTGTGCGCAGCGTTCCGCCAACCTGAATGTTGCCAGAGGTTTCAACGCTTGCAACAACCACAGCTGTCGTGCCAGCAATCTTGGCTCCAGTTACTGCGTCGTCCTTGATGTTGGCGGTTTCTACAGCATCGTTAGCAAGCTCGACAGTTGTAATTTTGTTAGCGCCAACCGCTGTAGTTAGTGAAACGTTTGCTGACCCATCAAAAGATACTCCGGTTGCTGTGACGTCGCCAGTCAAAGCAATTGTCCTTGCGGTTGCAAGAGTGGTAGCCGTAGAAGCGTTACCGGTAACCGCACCGGTCAGGTTTGCGGTAATCATTCCAGCAGTAAAGTTGCCCGTCCCACCACGAGCCACGATGGCGTTGGCGGTGTTGGCGGTTGTTGCTGTGGTGGCCGAGTTAGAAACTTTGCCAGCCGTAGCTATGGTTGCCAGCTTTGTGTCCACAATTCCTGCACTAGCATTAATGTCGTCATTGACAATCGTGCCATCAAGAATCTTGGCCGAGGTTACCGCGCCAGTGGCGATCTTGGCTTCAACAATGCCGGAGTCCTTAACGCGCAATGTGTCAGTATCAATCTCGATAGTCGAACCGTCTACGTTGACAGCAAAAGCCGTGCCAGCACCACCGGAAAGACCAGCGCCAGCCACCGCGCTAGCAATCTTGGCTGCGGTTACCGCTGAATCATTGATGTCTGCAGTATCAACCGTAAGGTCAGTAATCATCGCGCCAGTTACGTTGGCCCACTTCATGCCGTTTGTTTGGCCGCTGGGGTCAGCAACCAAGACTTGATTCAAAGCGCCAATGGGTTGGCGAGCAAAACTAGTGCCGTCAAACGTAACAAGGTCCCCCTTGGTCGTCCACTTGGAGGTCAATTCGTTGGCTTCGTCTGCGTCGACAGCGGTGAACACTGGATAAATAACAGCACCAGACGAGTGCTGTACGTCAGAGGTATTGTCTGCGCCACGGGTAGTAATGGTCAGGCTGGTGCTGCTGCGGGTAACAAGCATCTTCTCTTCTGAGGAAGTGCCTGGGTCAACAACAACGTAGAATGGCGCATTAATGGGCCAGCCGGTTGCAGCGGAAACGTTGGCGCTTGAAGCACCTTGGTTAAGCTGGCCGTTGAGGGTGGTTGCCGCTGCTCCGCCCTGGTATGCGCGTCTAGTTTTTGCTGCCATTTATAACCTCATTCCTCGACAGAACGTAAGGTTAGTGTACACGTTCCATCCCAAACCCACTCATTATCGTGGGAATCCACCGGCATCCATTCTAAGTCTTCGACTATGACCGAATAAGAATTTCTACCTTCCTGGTAGGAAATAATGCTTGGGTTGTCCAGGTAACCATGAAGGATGCTGCGCTCTTCATCTACCTCCATAAAATAATCACGGTTCTGAATGGAGATTTTCTTATGAATCAAGAGCGGAACCTGCCAAAAACGGCTGCGGTATGGGGCTGCGTATGCACGAGCGCTCCAGCGCGTAAGCACTGGCCCTTTAGTGGCATCCGTCCCTGAGCGTGTAAAGGTCAGCTTGAACTGGGCTTCGATAATTTTACCCTCGGGCCCATCGTAGGTTTCCTCTGTGTCGGAGGCGGTTGACCAGGTGCCCAGCGTGGCGTAAGAACCATTGTCGGACTGCATGGCAACAGCAACCGTTCCGTTAAGTGGTTGTGCTCGCAGATCAAACTTGGCAACAAACTTGCGATCTGGAATACCCCAGGTAAAACGACCGCTTTCCATCGTTGCTGAAGAGACTAGAGAGCTGGTGTTTTCATAAACAACGCCGACACCGGAAACCGTAAAGACTTTAACCTGTACGCCCGAGCTGTTGACAAAGTTACTAACCGACAAAACGGTATTGGTTGTGTCATACATGAGGTCGGACGCGTATGCAGGGGTATTGGGGGCCGTAAGGGTTGAGAGGTCGAGGCGACCCAGGCCGCTAGATGATGCGTCGTAGTTGGACCAGGTAAACCAAACAAACCGATCCTGACCAACAAAGCCTTTAACGGAGCTGCCAACTTGGATTAATGAACCAAGTGTCAGGTTGCCATCGCTGTCGCTGACACCCATGCGGACACCTTTTTCTGACCCGATAAAGATGTAGCCAAGGTAACCGTAAATCCCAGTAATTACTTCCCCTTCTGGCAATTGGGCCGCTACCGATGCAGCATCCAGCGATGTCCCGTCGGTTTTGATTGTGGTTTTGTAAACAAGGCTCGTCTTGCCCGCGTAGCCGCCGGCATAGATGTAGCCAGAACCGGCAGCAGAACCAATCCAACGGAACGAGGTATTTCTGTGAGTAAGAAGGGTGTCTCCGGAAGCAAAAGAACCACTGGTATAAACCTTGGCGGAAGCGTCGTATAAAACATTGGCATTTGAACCCATGATTCGTCCATTGACGTAATCGATTCTCGTTAATGTGTCGTGCGCTGTTCGGGTACCGGTGGACGGTGTGGCTATGTTGTAAGAATAAACACCCGCAGTAGTGGCATCGAGGGCCACGAACAAAAGGGTGCCATCAGTGGTTATGTCGTGTACTGCCGTTGTCCCTGCTGGCATGGCTAATTGGGTCCAGTTACCACTGACCGTGGTGGCGTAGGAGACACCTGCCCCATCAATAACAAACAGTTTTCCGCTTACCGCAAGTATTTTGCCAACATTTGAAGTTGGGGCGTTGGTCCCAACGTTTAAGGCTGTCACATTAAGCAGTGATAGCTCGCCCTTTGTCCATGGATTTAAGCCTTTACTGTTGAAGAAGCGATACGGCTCCGAGTCATCTCGGTCGCCGTACTTCTGGCCCGCCCCTTCGTGCCAGGAAATCTTAGAGCGACGCCATAGGCCGCCAGGGTTAATTGCTGCTTCGCCCGGGGTTGTTGACTGGTCAACCGAGTCTCGGATTCTGGGTTCGTGACCAGACATGAACTTAGCTGAGCGCATGTCCAGCATGTAGGGCCGTCCGTTGATGCCTATGGGAAAGATGTCCGGCACGAGCGTTGTCGAGCCGGTGCCGGTGTAGAACGAGTAGCCACCTACAAATGGAAATGTAAAGGTAGTAAGTTCTGCCACGTCAGTCCCTGTTTAGGAACGTTGGGTATTGACGTGTTAGGCGGGCAGCTTCAGCGATGACCCTATCTCTGCGTAGACGTAGCAGGTTGGTCACACTGTTAGCAATGGCCCCGGACTGCACCTCTTCAGAGCGGCGAGTATCGCCCTGGCTATCAATAAAGTTTCGGCGGATTTCGCGTGGTGCCATGATTCTAATTTGTGAGCCAATTACCAAGATGTCTTCTGCCTGGGCTGAGATCCCTGCCACGACCTGGAGATTGTCGGCCTCAGAGGTGACCGAGTTATAAGGGGCCTTAAAGGTAATGCGCAAATCACCCGAGCGCACTTGCTGGTTAAACTTCAAACCATAGCTGGAAGGAAAGTCCAGGGTTGGGAGATCTCGCACTAGCTGAACCTTGCGGACCACCGGATAGTCAGTACCGGTATAGCGCAAACGCACGTCGATTAGGTCAATGATTCCACCAAAGATTGGCAGATTAATAATCGTGTCGTAGCCGTTGTATTCAAGGTCTATTGTCTTGACTTGAAACAAACCGTTGACGGGGCTAGACAGGTCTGCAAGTTCATCGTTAACGGCTTCCAGTATTTGATTCCTGGGGAACCTTGGGTTCACCGTGATGATTGCTCCAGTTGTGTGCGTTGCTGCAGTGGTGCCGGAAAAACCACGCTCAACCGTTGCCGTCTTAGCGCTTGTGGACACATCCCAAACGTAGAACAGTTCCGAGTCAATCTCAAACACCGTTCCTCGGCGAAGTCCGTCTAGGTCGTAGGTTGTGCCAATACTCGTTGCCGTGGAGTTGATCGTGGCGCTGAGCTTGTTGCGCTCTTCGACAGCACCAGACAGTAATTGCCTCTGGGCTTTGTTGATAATACTGGCGACTGTAGACATCTATACCCCTGGGTAGGCGACCACTAGATATTAGCAATAGCGTCGCTGTAGAAGGTAAGGTTGTTCTTCAGTCTGTCATTTTCCGGGTCTAAAGCCAAAGCTTCAGCTCCGTATCTGGCCGCTTCCCGGTGTGCACCCAGGTGGTGGCAAGCTATGGCAGCCAGATCGTAGGGCAGTGCGCCCCAGGCAAATGCTTCGCACAGGTATTCCAACGGCTTTTCCTGTATCTGTAAGGCAGCAACCGCGGCGTTGTAACAACCAAACCAGTCGCCAATGTCATGACAGTGTTGGGCTAGGTCAACCCATGCTTCGCGTCTGTGCGACTCTTCCATAATCGCTTTACGCAGAAACTCCATCTGCCTAGACGGATCACACTTAGCCATAAACCTGTAGGCCGCTGAACGCTCTGGTCCCCATACTGCTGTTGACAGTTTCAAATAACGTTCAAACTGTTGTACGGCCTTTTCGTGGCTGCCCATGTAGAACAGTTCCCGTGCCCAGTAAAAAGCAATTCGGTCATCATCAGGGGATTCAACCACGGCGGTGCTGAGTAGGTCGGCATACTGCGAGCGACTCTTTGTATGGTCAGGAAAGTGGTGTATCTCCAGGTCGCACCACCCATGCTTCTCGATGCCTGTTGGCACCAAAGTTTCGTGGACGGGATGTTTCCAGCGGTAACCGTGGCGGGTATGGATCTTGTCCCCGCCATACTGCAGGTCGGGCTGGCCATTTTCTTTCCAGGACCAGGTGTACTTGTAGCGGGGGCGCGTTACTTCTTCGTCGTACATTTTCTCTAGGTGGTCTCGCCAACCAGGGACTAGTACTTCGTCCATGTCCAGGGCCACACAGTAGTCAATGTCTGCGGGCAAAAGGGCCAGCGCGGCATTGCGGGCATCGTCAAAACGCCATGGGTTTATGTTGGAATCGTAGACAACTATGTTTTTGTCATCAGCCAGATCCTGTGTTCCATCAGTAGAACCAGTATCCAGTATCAGTCTGTAGTCGGCGTCGCGGCATGAGTCGGCCCAACGGTTAACAAACTGCGCCTCATTTTTTGCAATCGTGTAAACAGCGACCTTCATGTCGCCCTCCCTTTACGCTCCTAGAAACTGCACAGCCAAGAATGTTGCTGTACCCGTATTGACATTCAAGTTTCCGCCACTGTTTTGGAAACCGTATAATTCAACATAGTCGCCAGCAGATAGGGAAATAATTGTAGAGGCAGTAAGAAGGGTTCCCGCCAAAGAGACAGAGTTAGCAGGTGTTCTTTGCACTGCCTCAACAGCACCATTTTTATAGATCGAACAGTAACGCATACCCGTTGCGTTGGTGGCATATTGGATGCCCGCAACGACAGCGTACTTGCCACCCAAACCTGTTGGAATTGTTATCCGACTGTCGTTACTGGTTGGGCTATGGAATGAACTAGTGTCAAAAACTTCGGTATCACTTGCGCCAAATGAAATTGCTGTAGCAGTAGCAGTTGTCAATGCTTGTGATGCACCTTTTTCAAGGCGACACCCGACAAAAGACAGGCTGAATGTAGTTGAGGTTAAGACAAGACCATCACCCGCAGAATAGGTCGGACCTGTCGGTCCCGTCGGTCCTGTTGGACCTGTTGGTCCCGTGGCGCCCGTGGCCCCTGTGGCTCCAGTGGGTCCAGTGGGTCCCACAGCCCCCGTTGACCCTGTTGGTCCCGTGGGTCCCGTGGGTCCCGTTGGCCCAGTAGCGCCCGTAGGACCCGTTGGACCCTGGGCACCCGTAGCACCCGTCGGGCCAGTAGGACCAGTAGAACCTATGTCTCCCGTCGCGCCAGTTGCTCCAGTAGGTCCAGTTGGTCCTGTAGGTCCAGTCGCGCCTGTTGCTCCCGTCGCGCCTGTTGGACCAGTAGGTCCCGTAACTGTTGAATCTGCTCCGGTTGCTCCGGTCGGACCTGTTGGACCAGTTGGACCAGTCGCCCCAGTCGGGCCCGTTGGGCCCTGTGTACCAGTCGCTCCAGTAGGACCAGTTGGTCCAGTTGGTCCTGTAGCACCTGCATCTCCTGTGGCTCCAGTGGGGCCTGTCGGACCAGCCGATCCTGTAGCCCCTGTTGGTCCAGTTGGCCCAACTCCGCCAGTTGCACCCGTAGGGCCCGTAGCACCTGTTGGTCCTGTCGGTCCTGTGGGTCCTGCATCGCCCACACTGCCCGTCGCGCCTGTCGGACCTGTTGGACCCGTTGCTCCTGTTGCACCCGTGCCTCCTGTCGCACCTGTAGGACCCGTCGGCCCTGTTGCTCCTACGCTACCTGTCGGCCCCGTCGGACCCAACGCACCAGTATCGCCAGTAGGGCCAGTGGGGCCAGCACTACCTGTAGCGCCAGTAGGGCCGGTAGGACCAGTAGCCCCAGTAGAACCCGCTGCTCCAGTAGGGCCCGTAGCACCTGTCGAGCCCGTCGCGCCGGTTGGCCCTTGCGGTCCAGTTTGATCTGTGCTGACGATTGTGACGACAGTTCCAGTACCCAGTCCAACAGACTCTTCGACGCGTGAAACGGTATAGGTTTGGTCTGTTTGGGTGACATCAATGCCAGCCGTAGTCGTTGTAATAGTGACGTCGGTGGAAGCCATTAGAGCCTCGTAACGTCAGCACGAACCTCTACGGTGCCAGCAAGAATGGTTGAGATAACACCTGATGCGTTTTCTTGCAGGTCCCATTGGTAATAACCAGGAGTAAGAAGGGCGGAATCTACGGCAGCTAGTGTGCAGCGAAGTGTGCCAGACGCACCACTAACAATTGCGCAAGTGAAGGATGCAGCGATTGTTGTGGCGTCGGCATTGGATCGAATTTGGGCAGCGTAGGTACGGCCAGTGATGTTTACTGGCGTTGTGCCATCTGTGGTTACTGTGACGTTTACTGTCTCTGTGTCTCCACGTGTGATGGTTAGGTTCTGCGTTGCCGGTACTGCCACTACTTCTTCTTGCTGCTGCTCTTTTTCATACTGCTGCTGCTCTTTTTCATCTTTTCTTGCTGCTTCTTCTCAAGAGCCTTTTTGCCAGCAGATTTTGGAAATTCAAAGTACTGGTATTCCGAGATGATAGACCCATCGTCTCCTCTACCTACACCCCTAAGGATTTTTATATCACCATTTGGCATGATGATTTTGTACTTGGGATTTTTGGTGTATGAGCCTTTTGTTGGCTTTTTCATTATTTCATCTTCTTTCTCTTTGGGGTCAAGTACTTTGGGTCCACGGGCATAATTGTGTAGCGTTTTTCGGGCTTGGGTTTCTTGGGTTTAACCAAGCCACCAGGTCCACCAGCGAACATGCGGTTAGCGGGCGGTGCTGGCTTCTTGGGCATTGGCTTTTTCTTGATGGGAGCCATTACTTCATTTTCTTTTTGGCGGCCATTTTCTTTTTGGCCATCTTCTTCTTAGCCATTTCCGCAGCCTTCATACCGGCTTTGGTGTATGGGAACTCTTTTTTACCAACCATTGGCATAACTATCTCCTGACTCTTAGTGTCACCACTTTACCTTATCAGCCCAGTATGCAGCGCTCATTTTCCCTTTAGCGATGTTTTTTGCGTGGCGAGCCTTGAAGGAGCGCTGGCGAGCGCTTGGCTGGCGGTCCCCTGTGACCCCTTGCTGGCCAAACCGGATCGTCTTAACTTGGCTGCCCTCCTTGGCTACCACAATGTGGGATTTCTTCGGGTGATCTGGGGTGCGCTTGGGTTTGTTGAAACCGCTGACGCCTGCCCTGGCTAGCCGTGGGTCCTTCTTGTTCATCTGTACCTCGCAGTTTTCTTTGCAATCTTAGGGGGTTGCTTTACGAACTGTTTACCAGCGGCAGTGCCTTCGCGCTTGGCTTTGGTCGTTGCAGCATACTCGGCTGCCGTTAAAGACTCTCTGGCCTTTTTGGGCAAGTAACGCTCCCCAGTGGCCTTACTGCCTTGGGTGCTGGGCTTACCGGATTTAGTGCCCCAATCTTCTTTTGTCCACTTAGACAAAGACTTTTGCTTAGCCGTCTTACTGCCCGAATACCCGCCGCCAGCTTTCTTGTACTCTTGCGCGAGAAGCTGCGCTTTGCGTGCAGACCACTGCCCGGGTTTGCCACCCTTAGAGCTTTGCATTATTCGATTCTTTATCGTCTCTCTGAGACCTGGTTTTGTGTAAGCCATTTCAAACCCCTAGATAACCCGCATCTCGAAGGGTATCACGAACCACGATGGGAACCATTACCGTCTCACCCTTGGCTATGCGCACACGGTGTCGGCCTATGTCGGCCTCCACCTTGCGTATCGGCGTTATCTGAACCTCAGCCTGATCAGCAGGTACCCAAACCCGTTCGGTTAGTGTGCCCCCAACCCCAGTAAGTCTAACCATTTTTTGAGCTGATTTATTCCAGGTAAATGCAGAAACTTCCGGGGCCCTGGCAATGGCCGTTTTGCGTTTCTGCTCCCTGTTGTTGTATTGATCCAGCATCGCCTGAGCTAGGTCGTCAATGTCGGCTTCGTACCAATTACCAACATTCCAAACCCGACCATGGACAGCCGGTTTAGGTGGCGCGTCAACAAGGGTGCTGGCCAGGTGGGCAAACTCTTTGTGACCTGTCATGTCTGTCATAATCGTTGGTATGCCCATGGCAATGGTTTGTAATGGCATTAGACCAAAGCCCTCGCCGCGGGACGCTGCCACAAAACAGTCAGCCGTAGCGTAAAGGTCATACTCTTGCTGTAGCGACAACCAGCTCTCGACAAGTCTGATGTTTGGGCTAGAGATTTCTGGCGGCTCGCCCCTAATCTCTGGAGTTATCTTGACTACCAACTCGGCATCTTTTAAGTTCAGCCTTTGAAAAGCTGCAACAACCAAATCAAGGCCCTTGCGCTGCCAAGAAGAACCACCAGCCACAAAACGAAACCTGTCATTTTTAGGTACTTCACACGGCCTCCAAAACGATGTATCTATTCCCAACTGACACACGGATACGTTGTCATGGTGTTGGCTAAACAGGTCTTTGTTGTGGGCGCACGGCACAAGGATCTTGTCAAACTGAGGGAAGTGCTCATACATATCAGCAGGCAACTCGCTGGTTTCCCACATCGTAAACAGAACACGTTTCTGTTCTTGGTACCACCCTTTGATCATCTTGGGCTGCAAACAAAAAACAGCAACAGTTGAGTAAGGGTCTAACGTTACGTTTGCTGGAAGGTGTTTCTGCAAAGAAAGATTCATGTTCCCATAACCAAAATGGTTTTGGTTAGGACCATGTATGCAGACTGTCTTTAGACTAGGCCGGTTTCCACTTGCCATGACTCCTTGGCTTTCTTTTCTATGTTTGCGCACCCATCAATTTTCTTTGGCTGCAAACCATCTTTGCGAAGGCGCTTGTAAGCAGGCATGTCTTTTTGCCAGCGGGCTTCTGTTGCATTTATTTGTGCGGCCCGTTTACCGCCAGACGTGGTGGTGTTTGGGCCTGTTTTGACGTGAGCTATGCGACAACCAAAGCACCCCTCAACATCAAGGTTTGGGTGCGTCTTCTGATGAAGGATCATGTTATGTAGTCCCCATATCCAGCTTCGGTCAGGTCTGCGGCTTCGGCAGCCGTTATCTCTGTGACGTGTCCACCGTAATAGGTGATAGCAACATCAGACAGAAATGGGGGCTGATTCTCTGTGTACTGACCGGTTGACAATTTGTAAACATTCCGGCCACGCGCACCTGGGCGAATTTTGGAAAACAAAATCTCTGCCTGGTAATCATCTTCTGACCCGTAAGTAACAAAGTCGTCTGTAGGTGGCGAAAAGAACGGCATAGCCCAAGAATAGCAAAAGCCCCCCCGCTGTTCAGGCGGAGGGGCCTAGCTAGCTACTCGTTAATTACGAGTTGGTGCCGATGCTCGAAGCTGATTCGATGCGGCGGAGGCTTGCCTCACGGAAGCGACCGTATCCACCGAGCCAGTACCAGCCGAGCGGCTGAAGGCGCATGAGGATGTCGGTTACGTTGCCGCGGACAATCTTTGGTGTTGCACCATTGCCATCGGTGAAGCTGTACGCCTTAGCGAGAGCCTGGCGACCCATGACGTGGGTGCAGTACGCGTCGACTGTGCCGGTCGAACCGGAACCATCAGAAGCGTTGGTGAACACCTTTGCACGGGGGGTCTCGATGAAGCGCACCGACTCCCACTGACCAATTTCACCGTTGTAGATGTTTGCGGTATCTACGTAGGTGTGTGGGTCACGGAAGTTTGCAGCACCGTTCGCGCCACGGAAGTCGTAAGAAACGTCCGGGTGCATGTAGCCGAGGTATGAACCATTGAAGGTTGCAACGTTCGCGCCACGGAGTTGAGCAACAACCTTACGGATGTCGTCGCCTGCAAGGGTGTCTTCTGGTTGGATGGATGTACGTGCTG